GGGTTTCTCTTTCACCAACAAACGAAACGAAAAGTTATGACTAAGGACAAGCCGGTTGCAATCCGGTCACTCAAGGTCGTATCAGGCTCGAATAGGACGGATTCGGATTTGGATACGCCACCAGAGCCAGTCAAGTCTCTAATCGGCTCCCCAACCCCAAGAATTCATTCACGCTTGAACGATTTACCCTCAAAAGGCGATGAGATGATTGCATTTGCCGAGTCAGTGGGCATCGATCTAATGCCTTGGCAGAAATTTGTCATTCATCACGCCCACAAAGTCAAGGCTGACCAGCGGTGGCATCACTCTGAAATCTGCATTGTGGCAGCTAGACAACAAGGAAAATCCACGCTGCTTTTAATCCGAGCATTGGCTGGACTCTTTCTGTGGAATGAGCCGTTGCAAATTTCATCAGCTCACCGGCTTTCAACGGCCTTGGAGTTATTTCGGCAAATTGTTAAGGTCATTGAGACAAATGATTCTTTGAAGAAACAGGTGCAAGTAATTCGATGGGCACATGGATCAGAAGAAATCGTGACCATTACTGGCAATCGCTACATGGTCAAGGCATCCAACAATGCAGCGCGTGGAATTTCTCGGCCAGAGGTTGTTTATATGGATGAGCTTTCTGAAATGAAAGATTTGGATGGCTTTGCATCTTTACGTTACACAATGATGGCTTCGCGTAATCCGCAAGTATGGACTTTCTCGACGGCCGGTGATCAGACATCGGTTGTCCTTAATCAGTTACGAGAACGCGGCATGGCAGCAGCTGTTGGCGGTACTGACCAAATCTGTTATCTGGAGTGGTCGGGATACACCGACGACATCCATGACGAGCGAAATTGGGTGGCAAGTAATCCAGCTTTAGGCCACACAGTCCATGAGGATAATATCCGGGCGATTCTCAACGATCCACCGCACGTCGTTCAGCAGGAAGTCTTATGCCGCTGGATTCATCAAAAAGATGCAGTCATTCCCGCGATTTCATGGCAAGAATGCGTCGATGAATCAGTCCAGCTTGATCCAGAGAAAACAACGTGGTTTGGACTTGATTTAAGTCCGGATCGTAGAGCTGGAGCATTGGTTGCAGCTCAGAAATTGGACAATGACAAATTTGTGGTCAAATTGCTTCGAACTTGGGAGAACTCTGTATCTCTTAACGATTTGGAAATGGCAAATCAAATTGCTGACCATTTTAGGAAATATCCTGTTGAGACAATTGCCTATTCAAAGAGGACGGCCACAGCTGTTGCCGGTCGCTTGGTTCCAGCCGGAATTCCCATCATGGACTTTGATGGTCATAACTACGCAACCGCATGCGATCAATTGCTTTCGGCTATTACGTCAAATCGATTGCGGCATGCCGGCAACGAGGAATTGACCAAGCAAATGCTTTCAGCTGTTCGATTGCCTCATGGCGATGGCGGATGGGTGATTGGACGCAGAGCGTCACAAACCACAGTCTGCGCAGCTGTTGCCACAGCTCTCGCCACATTTTACGCGACACGCCCAGACACGGAGATTGACATTCTCGTTGGATAGTGTTCTAAGCGTGGGAAAATTCTCGCATGGGATTCAGAGACTTATTTGTCAAAACATCATCCGTCACAGAGCTGACATACGACGTCTCTGCATCTCTTGCTCCAGTAACGACGCTGGATTCACTCTCGCCATTCTTTCGCGGTAATCGGACAGCTACACGTGAAGAAGCGATGAGCGTTCCCGCGATAGCTCGCGGTCGTAACATCATCTGCTCATCTATTGCATCAATTGGCATTGAAGTGCGTGATCGTGTTACTGGAATGATTGTTGATTCACCGCGAGTCATTCACACACCAGACCCACGCATTCCCGGTGTTGCCACCTATGTCTGGACGTTAGAAGATTTGCTTTTCCATGGTTATGCATATTGGCAGATCACAGAAGTGTTCGCTGATACGCAGCGCGTTCGCAGTGTTCAAAGAATTTCGCCGGAGCGCGTCACAATAAATACAAATTCAGATTCAACAGAAATTGAATCGTATTCAATCGATGGTCATACACCATTGCCAACATCTGGCATCGGAAGTTTATGCGTGTTCTACGGAAATGATGAAGGCTTGCTCAATCGAGCTGGTATGACTATCCGCACAGGTGCGGAACTCGAACGTGCGGCTGCACTCTATGCGCGTGAGCCTGTTCCACAAATGGTATTGAAATCAAATGGAACTGCATTACCAGCAGATCGCATTGCAAAACTCCTGGAGTCTTGGGGTGCAAGTCGTAGAAATCGCACAACGGCATTTTTAAATGGTGATATTTCGCTTGAGACTTTGGGATTTGACCCGGAGAAATTGCAACTGGCAGCTGCGAGAAGTTACATCGCCACCGAACTAGCCAGAGCTCTAGGCATTCCGGCTTATTTCATTGATTCCGAAACCGGATCAAGTATGACGTATTCCAATGCCAGCACGACACGTCAAACCCTTTTGGATTTCTCTTTGATTCCGTTGATGAACAGCGTCACCAAAAGGTTATCAATGCCAGATTTCTTGCCATCATCACAACGCGCAGATTACGCGTTAGACGATTACTTACGCGGTTCAGCTTTAGAACGAGCCCAGATATATGAAATTCTCAATCGCGTCGGCGCATTGAGTGCAGAAGAAATCCGAATTCAAGAGGAGATGATCCGATGAAGGTACTAACACCATTCACAATCACAGCGGCCGATTCAGAAGAACGCACTATCACCGGCCAAATTGTGCAATTTGATACGCCAGCAAATGCATCGACCGGAAAAGTATTATTTAAATCCGGTTCATTGATTCCAGCATCGGTCAAGCTAAATCTTGAACACGATTCAAAGCGACCAATTGGAAAGACACTATCAATGGAGCTTGCACCAGATGGCAAGTCAATCAATGCCACGTTTAAGATTTCAAAGACAACAGCCGGAACAGATGCAATCCAAGAAGCGATGGATGGACTACGCGATGGATTCTCTGTTGAAGCAAATGTCGCAGATCATGGATTTAACGAGGACGGCACAATGGTCGTCAATTCAGCGACACTTGTTGGCGTCGCACTCACACACAACCCAGCATTCGATGAAGCTCGCGTCAGTCATGTCGCAGCGACTACCGAAGTCACACCAGAAGAAACACCAACCGAAGGAGACGCAGTGGAAACCACTACCGAAAAAACAGAAGCACCAGCCGTTGAATCGGTAGAGGCTTCACAGAACGTCGTGCAAGCTAACAAGCCAGCACCATATTTCACTTCACCACGCAACCCAATTGTTAATCTTGGGTCATGGATGGAACATTCAATCAAGGCAAAGTTGAATCCAATGTCAGATTCTGCAATTTACATTGCGGCAACAAATGACAATCTAGGTTCAACAAACCCAGCATTCAACCCAACACGTCAGCTCACTGAAGTCATTAACGGCTTGAGCAATGGAACACGTGGAGCAATTGATGCAATTTCTCGCGGCACATTGCCAGATTCCGGGCTTCAATTTGAGATTCCAAAAATCACACAAATTGCAGAAGTTGATCCAGTTGCAGAAAATGGCGCGGTCACAAATACCGATGTCAATTCATCGTTCATCTCAGTGCCAATCACACGCTTTGCAGGTCGCAATGTATTAACAACAGAAATCATTGAGCGCAGCTCACCAGATTTCTTTAACGAGCTTGTTCGCATTATGGGATCAGCCATGGCGTTCTCTCAGAACAAGTACGTTGCAAATCAAATCAAGGCAGATGCAGCATCAGATGGAACACCAACAGCTAACACAGCTGCGGGATTGATTGCATACGTCAGCCGCGCAAATGCAGCTGTTTATGCAGGAACTCAACGCTTTGCACGTAACATCTTGGTGTCACCGGGGCAATGGTCAAACATCATGGGCTACAACGACAATGGAACACCATTGTTTAATGCTTACCAGCCACAAAATCAGGCTGGTCTTGTTACAGGTCAATCACAACGCGGCGTGGTTCTTGGCTTGAATTTCTTTGTTGATAACTCAGGCGAATTTACTGGAACAGGCGATGATTCAATGGTCGTTCTTGAGCCAGATGCATTCACATGGTATGAAAGCGGCAATTATCGTCTTGATGTCAATAAGCCATCTGACGGAACTGTTGAAATCAGCCTCAATTCTTATGGTGCATGCGCCACAAAAATTGCAGCTGGTGGAAATCTATTTAATTTCACCTAATAACTAATCATCGGCCACAGCCGCTCCCGGATGTGGTCGAGCAGTAGAAGGGAACGGAAATGCCACAAATTGTCACCGCGGGCGAACTGCGATCTATTCTTGGCGTTTCTGTTTCTCTTTATTCTGACGCATATTTAGAGCAGATGATTGACAGCGCAGAGCTGACGATTCTGCCATTGCTTACTGGATACCAATCAGCAGTCACAGAAATCTTTGTAGAAAATTCAATTGCATATTACGGAACTCAGCGCGTCAATTATTTCGTGCCGGGTCAAGATGTCATCATTACCGGATGCGGCATTTACGATGCGACAGTCACAGTCACAGACGATCGCATTGCGCCAATGGTCTTTACGTCTGCAACGGGGCAAGCAGACAGCACATACACCATCCCAATCATTCCGAGCGGGCTTGCGTGTATTGATGGGGCAACCGCCGGCGATTTATACTCTGGCGTTGCTCCCATTAAGTCAGCAATCCTTGTTGTGGCCGTTGAAGTATTCCAAAGCGTTACAGCTCCGGGCAATCAAATTATGAGCGATGCATTTCAGCCATCGCCATTCGTACTTGGTCGCAGCTTGACCAGCCGCATTGTTGGTTTGCTTGGCCCATTTTTAGAAGTCGAAACGATGTGTCTATGACAATCGAAGCCGACATCAGAACACCATTGCAAACTACTCTTTCAACAATTGCAGCCAATGTCTATAACGGCATCCCAGAGGCAATGACCAGCCCAAGCATAGTTTTAGTGCCAGATTCACCATATTTGGAAAGCACTCTAATCAATGGATCAACGACCAAAGTCAAAATCAATTTTTTGGTCACTGGGGTTGTCGGTTATTCAAGCAATGCAGCAGCTTTGACCAATCTTGAAGATTTAATGATTGAAATTATTTCAACCATGCCGGCTGGATATGTCGTCGGCGATGTTAGCTCACCCACACCTTTGGAAGTCGGTACAGGAAAATTCTTGACATCTGACTTGCAAGTATCAACGTATTACACCGACTAAGGAGAAAACTCATGGCAACAACAATCATCACAGGCAGAGATATTCACTTCACAATCGACAGTGATGATTTCGATGCCCAAGCTACATCAGCGACTTTGACAGTCGATTCCACAATTAATACATATCAGACACTTGATGGAAAAGCGTATTACACGACAGATACTCAGGGAACATTTGCCGTAGAAATGCTTGCTGACTGGGGCGCACCATCATCACTATGCGAAGCTCTTTGGACTGCCGCAACAAACGCGCCAAATACAGGACTGCCAGTGGTATTTGTTGCCGACACAGGCGCATCATTTGCATTTGATGTCCAGCCAATTTTGCCATCAGCCGGTGGCACTGCACCAGATGCCCAAACGGTATCTCTTGCATTCACTTGCGTCACAACACCAGTCTTAACAATCAGCTAACAAAGGAGCCGGGAGCATGAAACTAAATATCGAGGTCACTTACCAAACTGGAGAAGTCGCTACCTATACGGCGGCTCCACCAGAATGGCAAAAGTGGGAGCAAAAGACTGGATTCACAATCCAACAAGCAGAGGAGAAGATTGGCATTTCTGATCTCTTATTTCTAGCCTATAACTCAATGAAGCGAGAGTCTGCCGGCAAGCCGGTAAAGTCTTACGACATTTGGTGTGAAGGCGTTGCAGATATAGGAGCCGGAAACGCAGACCCAAAAGTTACGCCGTCGGAAGTCTCAGTCGAATAGTCCTTGAGCTTGCAATAGCCACAAAGATTCCGATGAGCGAATGGACGACGGCGGAGCAGATTCTTACAGCATTCGAGATATTGGAGCGAGAAAATGGCATTTAAGGCGACAAAGGGTCAAGGCTCATTTCGCATTGAGGTTGAGCCATACGAGCTAAGGAATTTGATTTCTACTCTTAATTCATTAGACAAAGAAACTCAAGGTCGCGTCAGAGATGCCGCGCAGCCATTATCCAAAAGACTTGCTGGTCAGCTGATGATGTTCGGTGGTAGCTCACCTACTCCACAGACTAAATTGGTTCTTCAATCAATGCTGACTCCGCGAGATCGTTTGATTCGCGTCGATTTAGGCGGCTCAAAAAAAGTCGGTCGGCCATACGGCGGCACTGCAAGCAAAAGCGGAAAAGGCAACAAGGTTGGCCGAACAGCAGCTCCAGCCGGTGCTTTGCTTTGGGGTTCTGAATATGGTTCTCATTCCGGGGTTGATAGAGCTGGTCGTAGATACAGCAATAGATTTAAGGCTCCGCAAAATCGTTCCGGCTATTGGATTAATGATGCCGTTGATTATTACACTCCTGTTGTTGCAAAAGAATACATTGCGGTCGTTCAAGGAATTATTAACGATTTGAGGCTTAAATAATGGCTGGAATTCCCAAGGTAAAGATAACCTTTGATGCTGACTTTGACGAACTCAAAAAAGGCATTAAGGGCGGTCAAAATGAAATTGAGAGCTTTGGATCAAAGGTTAGCGATTTTGGCAAAAAGGCTGGATTAGCCTTTGCAGCTGCCGGAATAGCTGCCGCTGCTTATGCGGGCAAATTGCTTATTGATGGCGTCAAATCAGCCATTGCCGATGAAGCTGCTCAAGCTAAACTGGCCACAACTCTCAAGAATGTAACAGGTGCAACTGACAATCAGATTGCCGCAACTGAGAAATATATTCTTAAGACATCTTTGGCCAACGGAATCACGGACGACCAATTGCGCCCGTCGCTGGAAAGATTGCTCCGTGCCACGAAGGACGTTGCCGAATCACAAAGATTGCAGACTTTAGCTCTCGACATTGCAGCCGGTTCAGGCAAGTCGCTGGAAGCCGTATCTAACGCGCTTGGTAAAGCCTACGAAGGCAATTCAGGCGCATTGGCAAAATTAGGCGTTGGCTTATCGGCCGCGCAACTTAAGACCATGAGCATGGATGATGTTACGAAAGCCTTGGCCACAACCTTTGGCGGTCAAGCTGCTGAGAAGGCAGACACATTTGCCGGCAAGATGGATCGTCTCAAGGTTGCATTTGATGAAGGCAAAGAGACAGTCGGCTCATTTGTACTTGATGCAATCACTCCAATGGTCAATAGCTTTGTCAAAGATGTTGTGCCAGCAATACAAAAATTTGCAGAAGAAATTGGGCCAAAACTTCAGCCAGTAATCAAATTTCTTGGCACTTATATTCAAGAAACATTAGTGCCACAATTCAAAGCTCTTTGGGGTTTCATTACGGATTTCTTGGTTCCAATATTTTCTGCAATTCTTACGCCGGCCATTGAAGGATTGCGTAG